CCACACGCTCAAGAGTGTTGTTCGTGAACGTATTGATGGTACTGTTTAGTGTATCCACTCCGGGAGTTCCGAACTGGTGAACGACTGCATGCGTTGGCTTGTCAGGGAAGTTACCCAACTGGAAGTTGTTGAACGCAGCAGGGATGACCTCAACAAAGTCGAATGCGGGTGAGAACGTGTACTTAGCCGGAACCGGCTGAGGCGCTGGAGTCGGAGCAGGGGCAGGCGTGGGCTTAGGTGCTGGGGCAGGAGACGGTGCTGGCTTCGGGGTGAGGTTGGATAGACCGTTGGTGGTTGTATCCGTGAACGCTCCGGACCAGAAGTAGGTATCCGAGTACGCACCAACGAACCATACGTCATGCCCCTCGACCATCTCGCCTTGAACCCATCCCTTGAAGTCAAGGATGATGTCCGAGTCCCACGTCTTGACCACAGTGGAGCCACGGTTAGGTGCGGTTCGCTGGTTAGTCGGAGCAGCCGTGATACGCTGGTGTGCAGCAACGGAAACGTTAGCAGCCTCAGGACCGGTCAACAGCGGAAGCGGATCAATCCTACCGTATACAGCGTTGGTCACGTCCCATCCATCGGGAAGTACCTCAAAGTGCAGGTGAGGACCACTGGAACGGCCAGTGTTTCCGGAGTGACCAATGATATCGCCCTGTCGAACAGTGTCTCCGGGGTTCAGGTGGGTGTCATTCAGGTGGGCATAGAGGGAAACGTGTGGGCCGTGGTCAATGATGACCACGATTCCGGCTGACTGATCCCCGTTTGATGGACCATCGAAGTCAATCGCAACGTAATAAGTGTTCGGCCAGCCGAGGGCAGAGGCCCAGTCAGCGTGACGGACAGTACCGGAACCAATAGCGCGGATTGGGGTACCAACGGGAACGGCATAGTCTACACCTGTATGTCCTCCGGGTTGGTAGGATGCAGGGTTTGTGCCGAAGTATTGGGTGATCGGCGCGTCAACGGGCGTAATGTACGTCATGTGTCTCCAAAAGATTGAAAGTGTACCACCATTTTACCATGATATAATTGGTAGACTATTGTGTTTGACGCGAGAGGCTGATACACTTCCACATTTCTAATGGAGAGATTCCAAATATGTCAGACCTTATCAGCGGACTAGAGTCCCTAAACAAAGCACTTCCCGGATATGAGCAGGCCGAACAGTACTACGAGGGTACAGTTGAGGAAATCTTCTCATCCGCAGCCGTCAAGAAAGCACTCGGCAAAACCAACACATCATTCGTCTTCAACTACGCACGAATCGTAGTAACATCCAGACTGAACCGCATGGAGATCGCATCGGTCACTGCCGACAATGAGGCAGCAGATCCCGCCCTTGCCGAAGTCTGGAACCACAATGCACTGGATCAGGAGATTCAGGATGCCCTTGAAGCTGCCCTTATCTTTGGTGACAGCTACCTTATCGCATGGCCGGATGAGGACAACACCACTGTCGATGTCTTCTATAACGATCCACGAAACACCCGAGTCTTCTACGATGTGGAGAACCCACGCAAGAAGTCATACGCTATCAAGCGCTGGAACCTTGGCGACAAGCTCCGTGTCAACCTCTATTACGAGGATCGCATTGAGAAATACATCAGCAAGAAGAAGGTATCCGCGTCCATGAAGGATGGGGACTTTGAGCAGTACCTTGAGGAAGGTCAGGAAGCATGGCCTCTCGCTAATGATACCGGAGCTATCCCTGTCTTCCACCTTCGCACGTCCCGAATGTACGGAACACCGGAGCACAAGGCCGCATTCGGACCTCAGAACGCTATCAACAAGCTTCTCTCCACTCAGGTATCCAGCATCGACTTCACGTCCTTCCCGCAACGTTACTTCCTTGAAGACCCGACGACAACCGATAACGTCAACCCTGCTGATATGTTTGGCACAGCAGATACGGATGATGACGATTCGGTAACATCCAAGCTAACCTCTTCTCCTGCCAGTGTGTGGCACCTGAAGAACGTCAAGTCTGTTGGTCAGTTCGACGTTGCATCTCCGGATACATTCGTCACACCGTTCAAGTCCTATGTTGACTCCCTGTCCACCACAACCCAGACACCTATCCACCTGTTTCAGGTTGGTGCCCTTCCGTCCGGTGAATCTCTTCGTGCTGCTGAGGCCCCACTGAACAAGCGAGTCGAGTCTCTGGAGCTTCTGTTCGGTGGAGTTATCGCTGACCTGCATGAGTACGCACTGGATGTCCTTGGATTCGAAGGCACTGAGGTAGTTGTCACTTGGGCACCTGTCGCAACCTACGATGACACTGACGTGTGGGCAACTGTGGATGCTAAGACATCTGCCGGTGTTCCTCTGACAACTGCTCTGAAGGAAGCCGGATACACTCAGGCCCAGATCGAAGAGTGGTACCCAGAGGAAGACGGAACCCCACGTTCCGCTGCTGTCCTTGGTTCCCTGTCCGAAGCTATCCAGAAGATCGCCGCTGCTGTATCCCTTGGACTCATCAGCAAGGAAGAGGCTCGCAATCTTCTTCCGAAGGATATCCTCATTGAGGGTGAGCTTGCCGATCCGAACGCTGTCCTTGAGGCACTGGCCGAGGCACCTGCCGCATCCGAATCCGATGACATCAAGTCTAAGGCTGAGGCAATGGGTATCCTGATCCGTGCCGGTGTAGCATCTGAGGATGCAGCCGAACGTGTTGGTCTTGCTGGGGTTGAATTCACTGGAGCTATGCCTACCTCACTGCGTCTGCCGGAAGCGGAAGCTAAGAAACTCGAAGAGGCGTAAGTAGATGACTACCCCCGAAGAGCTTTATAAGCTGGAGCAGGCGGTAGTTGCGCGGAGTATTGGTCAATGGAAGGAGGATGTGGACGAGGCTAAGAAGGCCATCCTCATCCTCCTTTCAGGGGCCGACCCAGACAACCTTGCTGCACTGATTCCCCAGATCAACTCAATTCTGGACTCACTCAATGTGCCTGTCGGAATGGCCGAGGACGCCCTAGAGGGTATCCTCGATGCTCATAACTTTGGCAAGGAGGTTGTGGCTAACGCGGTTGAAGGTACACAGCCGAAGATCGCGGTATCCAACAACTCCAAGAAGGCCGTTGGGAACCTCAGAATAGACGCTCACAGCGCCTTGCAGGAGGCCAAGGACAACTTGTCTGGTGGCCTGATTGGTAGTGGCTCACAGAGCGTTCTGACGGCCCTCGCTCCACTGTTCCAGAACCCTGCAAAGGCGGAAGCAGCGGTGACTTGGGCTATCAACAACGCATCCAACAGTGCTGTATCCAAGCTATCCCTCAAGATGGGGGAGACAATGGTCTGGATATCGGAACGTAATGGTTGTGTCCACTGCCTCAGGTACTCTGGGGAACGCTCCACCAAGACAGGATTCCCTAAAGATCTGACCTTTGGATCTAAGCCGTTGGCCGTCAAGGGAACCCTGCCGCACCCTCCACTTCACCCCCACTGCCGATGCACAGTGGAACCCGGAATCACCGATGAGTATGCTGACGCACTCAAGAGAGAGTCCGTAAGGTCAATCCTCAAAGGGTTCTCCATGGATAGTGAAAGCGAAAAGGTCCGAATCGATGCAGCCAAGAGATTGCTTGACCAAGATCCAGTCGCACCAGCATCAGTCAAGAAGTATTCCAACCAAGCAATTAAGAGAGGTACATTCGATGGGTAGATATGCAGCAGAAAGAGCGAAGAAGAATCCATTTGCGATCTTCTACTCTCCGGAATTCAGGAAGGCTCAGGCTATTATCTTGGGTATCCTACTGGCAGCAGCAACAGCAGGTCTCCTACCACCAACGATATCCGTATGGGTACTGTTGGTCATTGGTGTGTTGACATCTGTGGGAGTCTATAAGGTTCCCAACAAACCTACGGAAGTATTCGTACAGCCTGTAGGTACCCCACTGGAGACCGCTGAGGTAATCGTCAACACTCCGGAACCGGTAACTGAATCGATGATCCGAGGCGACGTAAAAGGATAACCGTGCAGTACCCTCTGTGGAGTATGCTATACTATTAGAGAAGTATTCCATATCCCACAGAGGGCACCACAATGTACACTTTCCTTTTTATCGCTTGCCTAGTCATCCTTTGCATGTACGCCATCCAAGATCTCCACGATTCCGTAGCACTCCTGAAGAAGTGGGAGCCGGAAACACGTATCCGCCTACTGCCGAGACTAGCATACAATGCTGTCCGAGTCGTCAAAGGCTCGTAACACATACCCGTTTTTCATGATACAATAGTATCAAAGCCTATCACAAACAGAGGAAACACACAATGGCTAATATCATCATCTACAACGCGCTACAGCCCGTAATTGCTGAGCAGGAGTACGCGGTCCAGCAGGCCAAGGAAGCTCTCGAAGCCGCCGAAACTGAACTATCAGAGCTTAAATCTGTAGCAGCTAAGTTCTCTCCTAACAGCGCTGACAAATTGGCTTCACTTTTCATAGATGCCAAACTTCACCAGAGACGCCTCCAGAACGCAGAAGCACATAAGCTGGAACTCTACGAGGAACTCACCAACCATGGCGTAGCACAGTACGTCGATTACCGAAAAGTCTGAAACAAACTAAGTCGTGACCGCGAGGGTCTGACCTAAAAGAAAGATACACAATGTCTGAATCAACCGCAGAGAAGCTAGCAGCTAAGATCACCGGAGAAGAGACTTCTCCCAATGATACAGAGTCTACTATCGAAGATGAAGTAAGTCAAGAAGTTGACGAGTCCACCGAGGAAGTAACAGAAGACGAATCGGAAGAGACCGAAGAGGAAGAGCTTCCGGATACTGTCAAGGATATCCTGAAGAAGAACCGCAAACTTGTCCGTGAAGCTGAGGCTCGTGCTCTTGCAGCCGAGAAAGCCCTTGCAGCGAAGGACGCTAAGCCAGAAGGCGAAGAAGCTCCCGCACAGGATGACAAGTTCAAAACCCTATACCTAACCACATCCGCCAAGGCAGCACTTGTCGAAGCAGGAATTACCACAGGCACCGACCGATTCCTGAAGATGCTTGATCTTTCTTCAGTAGAGGTTGATGAATCCGGAAAGATCTCCGGACTGGACGATCAGATCGCAGACCTCAAAGAGGAATGGAAAGATGTCCTTGCACCAAAGGCAGTAAAGAAGACTGTCGCCCGAGCAGACGCATCCGGACGACGTGAAGTTCCAGCAGTACCGAAGACATCCGCAGAACTCCTTGCGGAAAGAGCGGGACTATAACCCTATTACACTTTAGTCAAGTGTATTTTCCGATATGTTATAATGAATGCATGGATGCCTTAGACCGCGATGGTAGGCAGATAACCAAATTGGTAGTCATGCCTACCACCCATCAAACACTATTAATTAGAAAGGCCATCCATAATGGCACGCACAAACCTTGACGTTTGGATTCCTGAAGAGCAGGGTTCCAACGTCCTATCCACAATCGCCACCGTATCCGCAGTTGAAGCACTTGCTACTCGCGAGAACATGGCTTCTGACACCAAGACTGTCGGAGTCATCAACGGCGTTTCCGTATCTACAGTTGCCAAGGGCGCTGCATACCCAGAAGACGTTACTGCTGACGGCGAACTGATCCTTCAGACCCGTAAGTTTGGTACCGCTTTCCGCATGGCTGAGGAAGACCTTGCCGACGCACCCGCCAACATCATCGCTCAGAAGCAGCTTGAATGGGCCAAGGCCTATGCTGTTCAGCTTGACAACGCAACGCTCGGTACGACCGCTGCTGCTAACGGTACAA